ACAGGGTTACTAACCCCTACTAATGTAGTTCCTATAACTAATAATGATGCTACTCCTGCACAAATACCGGATTCTAATTATACACAACAGTCTAGAATTTTACCTAGATATGAGGGTTCAAAACTACAAGCTCTAAAAATTAATTCTTATAATGGACCAGGTGCCTTACTTAAGGATGGTACTAGATGGGGTGGTGATGTATCATTTGGAAAAACCCCGGTTATACAAAGAGTAAAACCATTTTTTAGTTATTTTCAATTATTAGTTCCTACGTCTCCAGAATTGGAAAATGCAACCCAAGTTAAATTAGCATATTTAATAGATTCTCAAGGTAATGCCTTTAAACCTCTTTTGAATTCACCTACTTTTTTTAATGTTGAAGGAACGTTTGAAAGTGGTGATAAGGTAGATATAGCATTAGAGGATACTCTACAGACAGATGATCAATCTTTAGTAAATGCTGCAGTGGGAATTAACTTAGATAACTTTAATACTTCAGCTTTTGTACTTTATGGGGCTAGAAGAGTAGATCCTATTCTGACTACACAAAAGGTATCCATAAATGATGTATCTAATGTTAGTGATGCTTTTGTATCTACTTTAACATTCGAGGGAATAGGTGGTGAAACTACTAACTTTGGATTTCATGCTATTGGACAACAACCTAGTACTACTTTTGCTTACCCTAATATTAATAATATAGTAGGAGGAACAGGCATTTCCTATAACCCAGCAGTTTCAGATTATGCCGGAGGTTTTGAAAATACCACGGGTATATATACATTCCCATCCGATCCCATAGGTAGTAATGAAATAAAATTTACAGGTGCTATATTATGCATAATAGAATCCCCAGCATTAATCCTAGCTAATACACCTGCATATTTAATTAATTCACCCCAGGCTAGGATTCAACTTATAAAACGAAGGGGATCCATAGAAGAGATTCTGGGTGAAGAAATAGTAGAATATAAATTAGACTTTGGGACAGTAGGTAACTTTAATCCTCAGGGTTTTGAACCTCCCCAAATAATAACAGTAGAATCACAATTTGTACAGGATATAAGAACGTCAGACGAAATATTTATGAGGGTTATTTTATTAGACCCTAACAGCCCAGGATTCGAATTTAAGATAATTGCACAGTCTCTTAGAGGACGACCTAAATTATTTCCTACTGTTACTATCCAACCTGATTTTTTCCAAACAGGTAGTGATTTTACTAATATAGTAACTGCTTCCGTCTCAATGTCACAATTTTTTGATATAAGCCAACAGTTGCCTTTACAAGAAAGTACATTTAAACCTATTAATGAAGACTTTTCATTTAGAAAAGGTGATGAATTAAGATTTGAAGGAAATGAAACTTTAGCATTTAAAATATATGATGTAACATTATCAGAAAATGGTAGTACTTCGGGGAGTTATATTCTTAATGTGCAACCTGAAGTTCCTCCTAGAGTGGATTTAAATCAATTTTTACTAAGAAGATATAATCCTGATGGGACCTCAGTATTAATTGATTTAATTCCTCCTTCTTCTTCATTTGCTACTACTAAGGGGGTTATGAAAAATACTTTAATATCAGAAGAATTAGGGGAAAATATAGATCTTATAATTTCGGATCTAGTTAAAGAAGGAGTTTTAACTAATAAATAGGAAAATTTAATTTAATATATTTATAAATAAAATAAAATGGGATATTTAAATAATCAGATAGTTACAGTAGATGCTATCCTTACTAAAAAAGGAAGAGAGCTGTTAGCTAAAAATGATGGTTCTTTTCAAATTACACAATTCGCAGTTGCAGATGATGAAATAGATTATACACTATATAATCCAAATCATCCTTCTGGATCTGTTTTTTATGGTGAAGCTATTGAAAATATGCCTCTACTTGAAGCATTTCCGGATGATACACAGATTATGAAATATAAACTAGCTACCCTTCCTAGAGGTACAGCTAAATTACCTGTGCTAGATTTAGGATTTTCTGCTATTACTTTAAAACAAGGTGCTTCTTTAGCTATAAGTCCTCAAACACTTAATTATTTAGGTGCTGCATCATCTAATGAAACCTCAGGTTACTCGTGTACTATTGCAGATGTTAGAGTATTAAATACTTTTACAGGTACTGGTATTAATACTACAGCCGCACAACAACAAAATACAACAGTTAATCAAACTTTAGGAACTAATATTTCTCAAACCGTAATAGGATCTCAGATTAATTTAAGAGCTACTACAGTTAATACATTATTTGGTAGTACAGCAACTACGGGAGCTCAAATTAGAACAACTCTTACATTTGTAGGGTTAGATTCAGGTGCTAGATTAACTATTCCATTAACAATAACAAAAACTAACGTATAATGAGTTTTAAAAGATTTGACACTGAGGATATAGTAGTTAGTAGTGATTCAATTACAGGTCCTGCTTGGTCCACAGGTAATCCCTCACTAACATCCTTTTTTACTTCATCCATACAAAAGAATGGATCTTCTGGGGATTTTTATTTGAGTGTATTTCAAGTTGACCCCAATATATCTGCATCTTTATCTGAGGTTCAATTTGATATTGCATATGCAGATAATAAGGGTAGTGGGTCTGTTTATTATAATCCAGGAGTAGTTGGTAAAACACCTACTTTAACTAATTTTGGTCAATATAGATCATTAGTATTAGAGGATGAAAATGCTAATTTTATATTTGGTAGTGGTGCTAATACTTTAGTTGCTAATAATTTTTATGCACTTTCTATTGAAAGGGCAAGATATAAAGAATCACTGTTTCCAGAAACTTTTAATTTAGCTTTATCTGGATCTGGAGGAGTTTCAGGAAAAAAGATTCATCTAACTAACGATTCAAAGGATGTTTTAGTAAATACATTTTTGGGATCTACCAGAGTCTTCCAAGTAGTATCTGGATCTAATGGTAATGCTGCGGGTACGGATGGTTTTGTGGCAGGAAGTGGTTCATATGGTTTATTTTTACCTGATATAGGAACTATTTTATTAAATCCCGATGCTATATCACAATCTATTCATGTAGCCCCTAGTAGAAGTAACAATTCAGATGGACTAAATAATCAAACTATTTACGATGCTATAAGAACTGGAGGAAATTTTCAATTAAATTCACAAGAAACCCTTTCTTCTGATTTTGTATTTGCCAGAATAAGAAATAATGAATTTAATTATTCCGAAAATCCATCTTTTATCTCTGGATCTACGGGAGAAGTTATTTACCAAAATTTCATAAATCAACCTCAAGTTTATATTACGACGATAGGGATGTATAATGATGCCAATGAATTATTAGCTGTATCTAAATTATCAAGACCTCTTTTAAAAGACTTTACTAAGGAGGCATTAATAAGAGTAAAATTAGATTTCTAAGGTGAATGAGTACATTCAAACAATTCGATGCAAAGGATGTAGTATTAACACCCTTTAAAAATAATAAAAGTTTTACTTTTAAAGGGGCCCATCAACTCACTGGTTCAGATGTAGGTATAGATAGATTTATAGGAAAAAATTCTCCATCTACTGATTCAATAATTACAGAACCTACTACGGGTCAAATTTCTAATATACCCCAAAGATTACTTTATAAATCTATAAAACAATTATATTATAGTAATTTTTTAACAGATTCATCAGGTAGTGAACCCGTAACTGCTTCATTTAATAATGATGGTACTATAACAGGTCCTGCTGCTACTACTAATTATTATAATTATTTATCATCTGATCTTTTACCTAAAAGGGAATTTCCTACCCAATCTAATGCTAGAATAGGGGTTATTTCTATTCCATCTAAATTATATGGAGAATATATAAAACCTGGTACTTTTAGATATGAAGAGGATGCAACTATTATGACAGATGATAGTGAGGGTAATCTATTTGATCAGTTTGGAAACCAATTAGGAAATATTATTTATGAGCATGGGTTAGCTATATTAACAGTGGAAAATGAAGAAGCTTATGATTCTTTATATGGGGTAGCAATATATGGTACAGATTTATATGGAGTAGCTCCGGGTTTTGATGCATTTATGACGGGTTCTAATGTTACTTGTTCTTTTGAGAGTACCTTAACTCTTAATGAAGTTCAATATGCAGCAAGAATAACTGAAAATGAATTTGGATATTCCCTAAATCCTACGTTGATTACAGGTAGTAATATAAATGCTGATACTTATTTTGATTTTGCTACAGGTTCATTTTTTCAACCCTATATAACAACTGTAGGTATGTATAATAATAGTTATGATTTAATAGCTGTTGCTAAATTAGCAAAACCTCTTCCGGTTTCGCAATTTACTGACACTACAATAATGGTTAATTTAGATTTATTTTAATGAATTGGACTTACGAAGGGAAGGAAATTAATGATATTTCCCAATTCCCAGAAGAAACATTTGGTTTTATTTATGAGGTAACACATATACCCTCAGGTAAAAAATATATTGGAAAAAAACAATTATTCTTTAATAAAAAACTTCCTCCTCTTAAAGGTTATAAAAGATGGAGAAAAGTAGTTAAAGAAGGTAACTGGAAAACTTATTTTGGTTCTCATGATTTTATAAAGGGGCTAATTAAAGAAAATAAACAAGAAGAATTTAAACGAGAAATAATCCAAATTTGTTTTTCTAAAAAAGAACTTACATATAGTGAAACAAAATATCAAATGATGTTTGAAGTCCTGGAGAATCCTTCGTATATTAATAGCAACATACTGGGGAAATTTTTTAGATCTGATCTAGAGAATTATAAAGACTAATATGATAAATGATTTGTTAGTAAATTTAGCTAACTCCGTGTTAGGAGGAGGTAGGAAAACTGCACGAGGTAACTATGCATACACTTGCCCCTTTTGTAATCATCATAAACCTAAGTTAGAGGTTAATTTTACAGTTAACAAAAAGGGACTTAATCCATGGAATTGTTGGGTATGTAATACTAAGGGGAGTAGGTTAATTACACTATTTAAAAAAGTTAATGCGGATAACTCTAAAATACAAGAGTTAAAATCATTAGTTAAAGTTTATGATTACGAAGATAAATACGGGGTACCTGTAGATACCCTATGTTTGCCTAAGGAATATAGTAATATATTAGGTAATAATGATATCATAGCTAAACATGCATATTCTTACCTTAAACGTAGAGGATTAACTGATAATGATATCATAAAATATAATATAGGATATTGTGAGAATGGGCTATATGCTAAAATGGTAATTATACCATCTTATGATGATAAAGGGAATTTAAATTATTTTACAGCGAGATCTTTTGAAAAAGATCCATACATAAAATATAGAAACCCTAGTTGGTCCAGAGATATTATACCTTTTGAATTTTTTATAAATTGGAATCTACCTATTATATTATGTGAAGGTCCATTTGATGCTATTAGTATTAAACGTAATGCTATACCATTATTAGGAAAAAATATCCAAAAATCCTTAATGAAAAAGATAGTATCATCTACAGTTGAAAAAATTTATTTAGCATTAGATACTGATGCTATGGTAAGAGCTTTAGAATTCGCTGAGGAATTTCTAAATGTAGGTAAAAAAGTTTACCTTGTGGAATTAAAAGATAAAGATCCTAGTGAAAT